GTATTAACATTAACCCTAAAGGCTCAGGAGTTCTTAACTCAGGAGGATCAGCAGTTAAAATTGCAGGTAAAGAATCTATTTGGGTTCCAGCTAATGCTATGTATGGAGCTACAACTAACCCACCTGATGCAGCACAAGTAGAAACAACAGCTTTAAGACCAGACATGAAAGTATTAGATTTTGATGCTGGTACAGATCAATTCGCACAATTTTCCGTAGCTTTTCCTAAATCATGGAATGAAGGTACAGTAACTTATCAAGTATACTGGGCACCAGCTTCAACTAATACAGGAGACTGTATTTTTGGATTTCAAGGTGTAGCAGTTGGTGATGGTGATACTATTGACATTGCTTACGGAACAGCAGTAACTGTTACAGATGCTGGTATAGGAACACTCGAAGACCAACAAGTGACAGCAGAAAGTGGTGCGGTTACAATTGCAGGATCTCCTGCAGTAGATCAACAAACTTATTTTCAATTATATAGAGATGCAAACGCAGGTGGAGATACATTTAGTGCCGATGCAAGAGTACTAGGAGTTAAAATATTCTACACTACTGATGCAGCTAACGACGCGTAAGGAGAATAGAATATGGCAAGTTTTGGTTATCAAATTTTAGGATTTGGGTCAGGAGGCATAGCTTTAGGCCCTGGTTATGAAATCGAACAATTACTTATCGCTGGTGGCGGCGGTGGTGGTAATGGACTAAACCAAGAAGGTAGTGGCGGAGGTGGAGCCGGTGGATACATAAATTCATACGCTTCAGAAGCATCTGGAAGAGCTTCATCAACTGCTAGTAAAATAACAATTTTTGGAAACGGAACTTACACGGTCACGGTCGGTGGTGGTGGAACCCAAGTTAGTAACTATGGAGCACGTGGGACCGATTCTTCAATAGCTGGAAATGCATTAACAACTCTTACCGCTACAGGTGGTGGAGGAGGTATGTCATCAGATCCAAGTAGAGCAGAAATAGACGGTGGATCCGGAGGTGGAGGTGGAAGAAGAACTGCTGACAACTCAGGTGGAGCCGGAACTGCAGCCCAAGGATGTGACGGAGGAAACGGAGTTAACGACCCTTACGGCGGATGTGGCGGAGGCGGTGGTTCAGCAAACGATGGATCAAACGGAGCTACTCCTTCTGGAGGAACCGGAGGAGCCGGAGGAAACGGAACATCTTCATCTATTGATACATCAGCAACGACACGAGCAGGCGGCGGTGGAGGTGGCGGCGGTCACCCCGGCGGAAGCGGCGGATCCGGTGGACCTGGAGGCGGCGGAGCTGGAAACGGTGGTCACCCAGGTGGTGATGGACAAACAAACACTGGTAGTGGTGGCGGATCTTTTTTTGGAAACGGTGCCGGAGGATACGGTGGTTCAGGGCTTTGTATAATTAGATTAGCTACTGCAAATTATTCAGGAGAAACTACAGGTTCTCCAAGTGTATCAACATCTGGTTCAGATACTATATTAACATATACAGGTACGGGGACTCTTACAGGATAATTATATGGCTCATTTTGCAAAATTAGATGAAAACAACATAGTAGAAAAAGTATTAGTAGTTAATAACACTGAATTATTAGATGAAAATGGAAATGAAGTAGAGCAAAAAGGAATAGATTTTTTAAAAGGTTTATTTGGTGCTTACACAAATTGGAAACAATGTTCTTATAATACTTCAGGAGGAGTTCATAAATTTGGTGGAACCCCTTTTAGAAAAAATTACGCAGGAAAAGGTCATACTTTTGATGTTACAAGAGACGCCTTTATAGCACCAAAACCCTATGCATCTTTTGTGTTTAATGAAACTACTTGTTGTTGGGACCCACCTGTTGCTTATCCAAGTGACGGTAACCTTTATAATTGGAATGAAGACACGTTATCATGGGATCAAAGAGTACTTAACCCACCTCCTCCTCCAGAAGAATCTTAATTTTTAATAGACATTTATTTTTTTTATTGTATATTTTACATATACAGAATGTCAGAATCATTAACAACAATTGGTAGTTGGGAATTTAAAGATGACCATATTCATCAATACGCTTTTATTCGCAATTTTTTATCTAAAGAAGAATGTGAAAAAATAATAAAAAAAGGTAAAGAATTAAAAGTAAAAAAAGGAACTATTTTAGGTTCAGTTAAAAGTCCCATAAGAAAAAGTAATGTATCTTGGATTTATCCTACCAGCGATATGCATTGGTTATTTCGTAGAGCAACAGATGGAATCATGGATTTAAATGACAAGTTTTTTAAATTTGATATTAGCGGTTTGCATGAAGGGTTTCAGTTTACAAAATACGTCGCTCCTAGTGGAAAATATGGAAAACATGTTGATAGGTGTTTTGAAAAACCTGTAAGAAAGTTATCATTATCAATTCAATTAACAGACCCTAAAAAATATGAGGGCGGTGATTTAAAATTACATAATGGACCAGATGAAGACGCATCTATAATGAGTAAATCACAGGGAACTTTAGTACTTTTTCCTTCTTTTATTTTACATGAAGTTACTCCTGTAACAAAAGGGGAAAGAAATTCTTTAGTAAGCTGGATTACAGGAAAACCTTTTAAATAAATGAATTCTTATAAAAATTTTTTACCGGATTTATTTTTTAATAAATTAAACGATATTGTTATATCAAATAATTTTCCATGGTATTTTCAAGAAAAAACAGTCCGTAATAAATTATTAGAAGGTGATGATAATTTTATGTTTACACATCTGTTATGTGACACAAAATTTGATATAAATTCAGAATTAGATTTAGGGACAGAAGAAAAAAGTAATTGGTTTCCATTGTTTGAACCTGTTCAATATTTTATTGATAGTAAATTTAAAGTAAAAAAACTATTAAGAATGAAATTAAATTTATATACAAATCAACATAAAAAAATTAACCATCAGCCCCATGTTGATTATCCTTTTAAAAACCAGGGCATTAAAACAGCGGTGTTTAATTTTACTACATGTGATGGTGGAACCAATGTAAGTGATGTATTTTATAAAAGTGTTTCTAATGAAATAATTATTTTTAACAGAGAAAACAAACATTTTGGTATAGTGCAAACTAATAAACCCAGAAGAATAGTATTAAATATAAATTGGAAATAAATGAGTTTTGATAAATATAAAGTAATAAGAAAAGCTGTAGATCTTGATTTAATTAATTTTATAAAAGATTATTTTTTCCTTAAAAGAAACGCGGTTATTTTTATGACGAAACACGGCATTATTGACCATAATGATATTCTTGGTACATGGAATGACCCACAAGTTCCTAACACTTATTCACATTATGCTGATCCTGTAATGGAAACTTTATTAACTAAAATGATACCTACTTTAGAAAAACACACAGGGTTAGATTTAATTCCAACGTACTCTTATGCTAGAATATATAAAATGGGGGATAAATTAAAGAGACATAAAGACAGAGATTCTTGTGAAATTTCTACTACATTACATTTAGGTGGCAATCCTTGGCCCATCTATTTAGAACCTTCTGGAAAAGAAGGGCTTAAAGGAAAAGAAGTTAATTTAAAACCTGGAGATATGCTAGTATATAAAGGATGTGAAGTAGAGCACTGGAGAGAAACTTTTACAGGTAAAGAATGTGCTCAAGTTTTTTTACACTACAATGATAAAAAATCAGAGTTTTCTCAAAAAAATAAATTTGATACTCGTTCTTTGTTGGGTGTACCCTCGTGTTTTAAAAAATCTAACTAATTATAGTATTTTATAAACATATTGAATTTCTCTAATATCTACTATATTACCTAGTAAACAGGTTTTTATATGCTACAAAAATTAGGGTTTTTACCAGGATTTAACAAACAAGTCACAGAGACTGGAGCCGAAGGGCAATGGTTTGGAGGAGATAATGTTAGGTTTAGATATGGTACACCCGAGAAGATAGGTGGATGGGACCAATTAGGGGCTGATAAGTTAACGGGCCCAGCTAGAGCAATTCATCACTTTGATAATAACGCTGGAGTAAAATATTCTGCTATTGGAACAAGTAAAGTTCTTTATATATATTATGCTGGTTCTTACTATGACATTACACCATTAAGAACTTCAATCGCTAGCTGTAACTTTTCAACAACTAGTGGACAGCCAACTGTTACAGTAACATTTCCCTCTCCACACGGTATGTTGGAAGGAGATCTTTTAACTTTTAGTAGTGTAACTACACTTACAGGATCTAGTTTTCAAACTACAGATTTTGAAGACAAGGTTTTTGAGGCTACACAAGTTCCAACTTCTACTACCATTGAATTAACGATGGCCGCTAATGAAACCACTGGAAGCACTAGCAATGTAGGGAGTGCAACAGGCAGTCCTTATTACCATGTCGGCCCTAATCAACAACTAGGTGGTTATGGATGGGGAACTGCTAACTTCGGCGGAACTGCTTCAGGTATTGCAACGACTACTCTATCAACAACACTTCCAGACGATGCTACTACGACTGTAGTCGTAGCTAGTTCAACTGCTTTTCCAGATTCAGGAGAAATTAGAATTGGCTCAGAAGATATTAGTTATACAAATAACGATACCTCAACAGGAACTTTAAGTGGAGGAGCGCGTGCGGTTAATGGAACTACAAGAGCAGCCCATACTGCTGGAGTAACAGTAAGCAATATTTCTGACTATGTAGCATGGGGCGAATCGTCTTCTGAAGACGTTACACTTGATCCCGGCTTATGGGTTTTAAATAATTATGGAACAAAATTAATAGCACTTATTTATAACGGAAAATGTTTTGAATGGGACTCTTCAGTAGCAGGTGCAACTAATACTAGGGCTACCCTACTTGCTGATGCACCTACAGCTTCAAGACATATGTTAGTTTCTACACCAGATAGACACTTAATATTTTTTGGAACAGAAACAACAATTGGAGACACATCAACCCAAGATGATATGTATATAAGATTCTCTGATCAAGAAAAAATTACTGGGACAGATTCATACACGGTAACAGCCGATAATACGGCTGGTACTCAAAGACTTGCTGATGGTTCTAAAATCATGGGCGCAGTCCAAGGTAGAGATGCAATTTATGTCTGGACCGATAAAGCATTATTTTTAATGCGTTTTGTTGGAGCACCATTTACATTTTCTTTTGAAATAGCTGGAACTAACTGTGGACTAATAGGTAAGAATGCTGCGATTGAAGTTGATGGCACAGCTTACTGGATGTCTGAAAATGGATTCTTTGCATACGATGGCAGATTAAAATCTTTACCCTGCTTAGTAGAAGACTATGTGTATGATGATATTAATACTACGGCAAGAGATTTAATTAACTGTGGATTGAATAACCTTTTTACCGAAGTAAACTTTTTCTATTGTAGTAATGGTTCTAATGTAATTGATAGAGTCGTTACTTATAACTATCTTGAATCAGGTTCTAAAAGAACTGTATGGACAACAGGAAGCTTAGCTCGAACAGCGTGGCAAGATTCCTCAATCTTTGATAAACCTCATGCAACTAAATATGATACCAGTAGTAATGCTTCTTTTGATGTCGTTGGAAATACGGCAGGAGTTACATATTACTATGCCCAGGAAACAGGGACCGATCAAGTAGATGCAGGAGGCTCGGTTACCGCTGTCCTAGCAAATATTGAATCAGGTGATTTTGATATTACTCAGAAAAAAAGTACAACAGGAAGTGTGGTAGGAATGCCAGACCTTAGAGGGGACGGTGAATTTGTAATGAGGGTTAGTAGATTTATACCTGATTTCATTAGTCAAACAGGCAGCACACGGGTTTCATTGGTTACTAAAAACTATCCAAATAGTAGCGCAACCACTACAAACTATGATATAACAACAGCAAGTACCAAAGTTGATACTCGAATAAGAGGAAGAGCTGTTCAATTTAAAGTAGCTAATACGGCCGTTGGCCAAGATTGGAAACTAGGTACATTTAGATTGGACATACATCCAGGAGGAAGAAGGTAATTATGGCATGGTGGAATAATCAAGGAATAGCATCTATGAATGCATTAGACCAAGACATTGCTAACGTGGCAGCCAATACATCACAAGCAGACTGGGATGCAATAGCCACAGGTGATGATGAGGACGTTCCAGGCATGGGTACAAAAGCAATTCATTATATTGATCAGCCGGTTGACTTTATGATGAGAGCAAATCATCCTACAAGATTTGATCCGTTAGTTAATACTAAAAATTTTGTTCAAGAAGCACCCAGTAATATTAAAAATACATTTGGGTATTTTAAAAATAGAATAGGGGAAGGAATAACAAGTATTTTAGATAATACTATAATGGGAAGAATAGCTGGTGGAATGGATGCGACTAATCCAAGAGCATTTAACTATAATCCTGCACTTCAAGGTCAGATAGATTTTATGAAAGAGCAAGGAATGTATGGAACAAATCCAACCTCTGGCCTTAATCAAATTACAGGCGGTGTATTAGCTGGTAAAAATTTACAGTCGGGTTTTGGGCTTAATGACTTAGGTGCAATGTATGATAAACAAATAGACTATGTACAAGGTGTTTACGAAAATCTGGAAAACCAATGGGGCAAAACTTTAACTGAGGAGGAACTAGAGGCCAAAAAAACAAATTATTATAACAAGTTTGTAAAACCTGCAATAATAGAAAAACAAATGTGGGAAAAGGAAAACCAGAAAAACATAGACGATAGGATAGCTATAGAGAAAGACCGTGCCGGCACAGCTCCCCAAAGAAGAGCGGGTAAAGGCGCTACTCACATGTCTAGAGGCGTAGATCAAGGTGGTTTAGGAATTAGTGAAGCTCAAGCTCAATCAATT